GAAAGCAACATAGTGGCGCTGCGCACGTGAATTAAACGGCCGATCGGCGCGGATTGGACCCGCTCCGATCGGCCTAACCTCACGCCATTCAAGTGGTTACCCAATGGCCAAGGCTGCCTCCAGGCATACACCACCAATCGATTGGATGTCGCTCAAGGACGTTCACGAGCACGTCGCCAAGGTCTACCTGTCGACCGAGTACGTGCAGCGATGGATTGTCGGCGAGCTAGCGGCCGGCCGTGTGCGATGGCAATGGGAAACCGTGTATCCTTCGGATGTATCTCTCGATGAGTTTTGGCAATTCCCTCATTTAATCACCGTCAATTGGATGGATTCGTCGGCGACCAAGAAAGTTGTGGCAGGACTCGTCGATGTCACTATGTCAGGAGGACTCGACGGTGTCACTGTGTACGGAATCCGCCTCGCCCTTCAAGACATCGAGGCACGGCTGCCGGCTCGCGGCTTAGTTGCTCCGGCCGCCCCGCAGCCCTCGCCAAAGGAATGGTTCATGGACGCAAAGCGGCAGAACCCGCGTCGCTCGGACGAGGGCGTTACCGCCTATGCCAAACGGCTAGAGCCCCTCATGCAGAAAGCCCTGGGTGAGAAGGCATGGCTTTGGCCCACCATCCGGCGACGCCTGCACGACAAATAAGCTCCCCGAGAGTGCGCAAGCCCTTCGCGTGAGGCGCAGGTTGTTGCGGTTTTATGCGTGCGCAAGATTGAGCAACTGCTCACATTGATTTGCTCAGTTTGCTCAGCGCGTTCTACGCGCCATGAGCAAAAAACGCGCCCGCCCCGCCCCTGCGCGCCGCCCCGTCGACGACATCGTCTTCGCGGCTCGCGAGCGCGGGGCCTTTGCCGGCGCTGAGCACGATCATCTCACCTCCGAGGCTGACGCTCATCCATGGTGGGCGCGCGGACCGCCCGGACTCGAGCTGGAGCGCATGCTCACGCTCGATGAGACGGCCGAGCTGACCGGGTTGTCGACGGACACGCTGCGGCGCCGCTACACGCATCTCATCCGGCGCCTCAGCCCGCGGCGCGTTGGCATGAAGCTACGCGACGTTCTCACCATCGGGACATCGGAGGACTCAGCACCGGCCGCATGAAGCTCCACCCGCCCGATCGGTTCGTACTGCCGTCCGATCGGAACTAACGGGCATCACCCGCAAAACGGCGGCGGGCACCGCGCAAACGGTGCCCACTTGTTCCATGCCAAGAGAACAGCGGCCCAGGAGGGCCAATGCACCATGCTAGATACTCTACCCGCTCCCGTAGCGCAAGATTCTGCTCCGAACCTCACTACGCTGGGCGCCACCGTCCGCGCCGAATTGGTCGCCGTCGGTAACGCCACCACAAGCCTGCTTAACCATGCATTCGCCATTGGCGAGGCCCTGCTCGAAGCGAAGCGGCTCGCAGGGCACGGGTATTGGCTGCGCTGGCTCGAGACCGAGTGCGGCCTGAGCCTGCGGACAGCACAAAGCTATATGCGGCTTGCAAACCACCGCGAGCTGCTTGAGGCAAATGCGCAGCGCGCTGCGCGTTTGACCATCCGGGGCGCGCTCAGGCTGATTGGCGGGGGCTTGAAGATGCGCAAGCGGCGCCCCACCCCCGCTCTTAATAGTGCGAGCTGGCGCGCCGCCTCGACCCAAGAGCGGGCAGAGTTTGTCGGCGACATTCCCGTGAAGGAATGGCTCGCGGTTATCTCAAGAGATCAGCGGAAGGAAATCGAGGACCGCATTGACGGCTTGCGTGCTGCACACGCGAAGCCGGTGACCGCAGTTGTTCATCATTAAGGAGAGCGCGTGATATGGCCGAACACGAACCCTGCATCGGCGAAACCAGCGAGTGGTACACGCCACCGGAAATCTTCAAGGCGCTCGACCTCACCTTTGACCTCGATCCCTGCTTTCCTGGTTCGGGTCATTGGGTGCCCGCGAAGAAAATCTACACGAAGGAGGACGACGGTTTCCGCCAGCCTTGGTGCGGGCTGGTGTTCATGAACCCGCCCTTCGGCGGTCGCAACGGACACGTGCATTGGCAGTTTCTCGACCACGGTAGCGGCGTCGCGATCGTCCGCACCTACACCTCGAGCGGATGGTGGCATACGTCGTCCCGCGGGCCGAACTGCTCTGCTTCCCGAAGGGGAAGACCAAGTTCATCCGTCCGGATGGATCTATCGGGAAAGCACCGGGACATGGTGTGGTGTCATCGGCATGGGTGACGTTGCGTGTGCCGCACTCCGCCGCTCAGGCCTCGGCTTTTGCGCCCGCATCGTCGAACCGGGCAAGCCGCCTCCTCTTGGCTGGGCAGGGAGGGCGGCATGAGCTCCGCCTCCCCGACATTCGTCGCCACCTTCGTCGACGGCGAGGTGACACAAATGACGACGTACGCCACGCTCGACGAGCTGGACGTGACGCGCGGGGTTCGCCTGGCACGCGCGGCCTATGAGGCACGTACCAAGCATGAGCCGCCAGCAATTATTGAGGCGCGCTTCGAGCAGGACGGCAAAATTCTCGCGAGCTACGACGCAAAGCAGCTGGAGGGCGCATGACCACGTCCGACATTATGAGCGCTGACGATCATCCCAAATTGCGCGAGCTGCGCGAGCGCTGCCTCGACCAACTGGTTTGGCTAGCTCTTGGTGAAGGTGACGCCGTCGACCTGGTCGATCAGATCCTTGAGCAAGTCGTCAAGGCGCTACGCAGGGAGCCGCGGCTGCCGATGCTTTCGCTCGCTGAATGGGATCTGGTTCTCGCCGACGTCCGCGCTCGTGCCGAGGACCAGCTAACACGAGCCATCGACGGCAAGGCTAGCATCAGCCAGACGGTTGAATGCGTCATCGAGATCATCTTCACAGAAAAGGTGAGCGCGTCATGAGCCGCGGCAGCCGCGCAAGCCGTGACAAGGCCGAGCGACGCTCGAAGGAAAAGTGCCATGAAAATTATCACCCGTGACGAACGCCTGCGCGAGAAATCGGGCGTGAAAATGCTGATGGTGGGTCCACCGAAAATCGGCAAGACCGCCCTGTTGTACACGCTCGATCCTGAGCGGACGCTGTTTATCGATTTTGAGGCTGGCGATCTGGCGGTCAAAGATTGGCCGGGCGATACGCTGCGCCCGCGAACTTGGAGCGAATGTCGAGACCTGGCGTGCTTTCTTGCTGGAGCCAATCCGGCGCTGCCGCCGACGGCCTGCTACAGCCAAGCGCACCTTGAAGCAATCCGCTCGAGCTTCGACGGCCTGTGGCTCGACAAGTACGACACTTTCTTTGTCGACAGCGTCACAGCCGTCGGGCGCCTCTGTTACGGCCATGCACAAGAGCAGCCGGAGGCGTTCAGCGAGCGTAGCGGCAAGCGGGACACGCGCGCCGCATACGGCGTGCACGCGAGAGAGCTGATTGCGTGGCTTCTGCAGCTGCAGCACGCGCGCGGGAAGAATGTGATCTTCGTCGCCATCCTCGAGTGGGCCGCCGACGAATTTCGGCGCGGCGAGTGGTCGATTCAGCTCGAGGGTCAAAAAACTGCGCGTGAATTACCCGGCATCGTCGACCAGATCGTCACGATGAACTTCGTCGACTTCGGGGACAAACAGCCGCCCGTGCGCTGCTTCGTGTGTCAGCCCAATGTCTGGCGTTTCCCCGCTGGCGATCGCTCCGGAAAACTGAACCTGCTGGAAAAACCCCACCTTGGCGAACTGCTGGCGAAGCTCGTCGCACCGGCCGAGCGAAAACCGTTCACCTACCAAACCCCGACCACCCCGCAACTACAGGAGACGTAACATGGACTTCAACGACGCCACCGGAAAACAGCGCAGCACCGATCTCATTCCCGCCAACACCATTGCCCCCGTCGCCATGCACGTTCGCAGTGGTAATGCCGGTCCTGGTGGCTGGCTCAGGCGCGCCAACGACGGACGCTCCGAGGCACTGGATGTTGAATTCACCGTCACCGAGGGCGAGTTTGCACGCCGGAAATTCTGGAGCTTGTTGACCTTGGCCGGCACGACCGATGGTCACGGCCAGATGGCCGAGACCAACCGCGCGCTGCTGTGCGCAATTCTTGAATCCGCGCGCGGCATCACGCCCAAGGACATGAGCGAGGCCGCCCAGCAGGCGCGGCAAGTCGAGTCCTACGGCGAGTTCGATGGCCTCTGCTTCGTGGCCAAGATCGGCATCAGGAAGGGCGAGGCGAAGCCGGACGGAAGCGGCAATTATCCGGACAAGAACGTGCTGCTCGAGGCGATCACCCCCGATCACCAGCAATGGCACACCGTCGAACAACAGCCGCCATTTCCGAAGCCCAGCGGTGGTGTCGCTGCTGCGCCGGCGAGCGGCGGCGGTCAGGTCATTCAGCGCCCGGATTGGAGCCATTGATGGACGGCGCGATGGAGGACATCTGGCTGCGAAAGGCAACGACCGCTGCCATCGCGGCCGCCCGCAAGGTGGTCGAGGACGGCGCCGTCAACCCGGCGGCGCCGGTGGGGCAGTTGAGCGACGTCGAGCTGGGGGTGGATCTTTTCCAGCAGCCTGTTCGCCTGGATCGTGCTGCGCAGCGAGCAAGCGGTTGCGGAACAGATCGACAGCGAGCTCACGATACGCGCGGTCGGGTACGACCCGAACCCATGGGACGTGGGCGCCATTGCAGCGATTCTGCCGGACCTCTGCGAAACACCCGGCATCGATTGGACGAAGCAGCTGGCGAGCTGGTCGCGCGAGGAGATGCTGAGCTTTCTGACCGCGGCATTCGCGCTCATCCGCAAGGGCATGATCGCCCGCGACCTCAGCGGCAGCACCATCACCCGCAAGTGCAGATCAGCTGGCACGCCAGGCTAATGCGACGGCCGGCGGGCCGTTGATGACGAGCGACGAGCTCAACGATCCGATCGGGTTCTAGTCGTCAAAGAGTGTCTTGCCGTGCTCGACTTCAACCGCGTCAACATTTCGGCTTCGTCGGTCAGCGTCGGAATCAACGAGGCGATCGAGCGAGCCGTGCTGCGCATCATCATGCAGCCGCGCCCCTATCTCGGCGCTTCGATTGTCGGGCACGAATGCCTACGACGGGTTCAGTATGATTGGTTCTGTGATCCCGTCCACGCCGCTCGCACCTACGAGATTTTCGAGCGCGGGCATTATTTCGAGCAGCGCTCTCGACGGCACCTGGTGGACGCGGGTTTCCGCTTTGCTCCGTCTCATGCACTCGCATTTTCCACCGCCGACGGACTGTTCCGCGGCCATGCTGACGGAATCATCATCGCGGGTCCGGACTTGCCCGGGCTTTGTCTGGTCTATCCGCTGATCTGGGAGCATAAGGCGCTCGGCGCCAAAGGCTGGAAGAGGCTGGAGCGTGACGGCCTGATCAAGGCGTTTCCCGAATACGCGGTACAGGTCGGAATTTACCAAGGCTATTTGGGCATCACCAACCCGGCGCTGTTCACCGCGCTCAACGCCGACACCTGCGAGCGCATCCATTTTCTCGTGCCGTTCGATGCCGAGCGTGCGCAGGCGGCAAGCGATCGCGCGGTGGCAATCATCGAAGCCAGCCGCGCCGGCCAGCTTCTGCCGCGCTTCACCAACGACGCCGACGACTGGCGCTGCCGGATGTGCAGTCACCGTGAGCGGTGCTGGTCAGTGAAGGCCGACCATGGGCAAGCATGAAACCTCATACTTGCGCGTCGATCGGGATCATTACCCGACGCCAGCCTGGCCAATCGCCGCCTTGGCCGAGCACGTGGACCTCGCTGGCCACGATATCTGGGAGTGCGCAGCTGGCAGTGGCCAGATGGCTGAAGCGTTGAAGTCCGTCGGCGCCGCACACGTCTACTGCACCGACATCGCCGAGTATGGTTATCCGCTCCAGGCGCTGTTTGATTTCGTGTCGCCGCAATGCTTGGACCTGCCGGAACCCCACGACACGATCTCCAATCCGCCCTTCGGTCTACGCGGGAGGACCGCCGAGGCCTTCATCGAGGCCGGGCTGCGCCGGATGTCGCGCGGCGGAATCCTCGCCTTCTTGTTGCCGGCGGATTTTGATTCCGCCAAGACCCGCGTCCGCTTCTTCGGCGACTGCCCGGCGTTCCTCGCCAAGATCGTGCTCACCAAACGCATCGTTTGGTTCGAACGCAGCGATGGTATCCGAGAGGCGCCAAAAGAGAACAGCGCCTGGTACCTGTGGTCCCAACCCGACGCGCTTCGCATTCGCCGACCGATCATCCTGTACGCCCCGGAGCTGCACGAGGAGCGAGATGGGTAACGACCTCGCCTCCATTGCCAGCAAGCTCGGCAAGCTGATCCGGATGCTCTCGTCCAGCCAGGATGGAGAAGTGCTCGGAGCGGCACGCGCGATCGTGCGCACGCTCGCCAATGCAGGACTTGATGTGCACGCCCTCGCTGCCGGTATCGGGGCTAACGACAAGAAATTCAGCGAGGAGGAGGCACGGGAGATCTACCAGCACGGTGTTGCCGAAGGCCGCCGGGTAGCCGAGCAGGAACAGAGCGGGCCATTTTTTCGCAACGTCAATCTCAACGACGAACCATCCTGGCACGACATCGCGTGTGAATGCGCGGCTCGTGGCGCCCAACTGCGTGACGACCGCGAGCGAAAGTTCGTGAGCGATATGGTGCGGTGGACCGTGCACGGCGGCTCGCCAACAGAGAAGCAGGCAAAGTGGCTGCGCTCGATCTACACGAGAACCCGATGAGCACAAAGCCAACAACCCACAACGGCGACTTGGCAAACCTCCCGCCAGCGCTGCAGCCGCTGACCCGGCAAGATCGTTGGGTGGTGTGGCCGTGGGAACAACGGACTAAGAAAAACGGCGAGATCGAGTGGACGAAGCCGCCGCGACAGGTGCGCAACCCGAACCACAGCGCCAAGAGCAACGATCCGACGACTTGGGGATCCTATTCTGCCGCCGTGCAGCGCGTCGCCAATGGCGAGGCCGACGGCATCGGCTTCATGCTGCTTAATAGCGACATCGGCGCCGGCGACCTCGACCATGCGCGCAATGCTCAAACCGGCGTCATCGACCCCTGGGCCGAGGACCTCCAGGCCGAAGCCAACGGCGCCTATTGCGAGGTCACAGTCTCGGGCGCCGGGCTGCGGCTGATCGGAAGAGTCAGCGGCCCCGAGACGCATCGAAAGTTCACCTTCGATCGCAAAACCCGTGCCGGCATCGAGCTCTACCGCAACACCGCCCGCTACATCACGGTCAGCGGTTTGGAAATCGGCAGCTGTCCCGAATTGCCGCCGCTCGACAACTTTATCGACACCGTGCTGGCACGCTTTGCGGGCAGAGCCCACGGCAAGGCTGATGGCGGCCTGGATTTCAATGATGCCACCGGCCGGCAGGGGATCGACTACGAGAACCTGATCGAGAACGGCGCCCCGGAAGGACAGCGCAGCGATCTTTTTCAGAGCGTCGTCTGGCACCTCGCCGCCAAGGGCTGGTCAATAGAGCAAATCGTCGACGAGCTTGCCCGCCACCCCAACGGCATCGGACAGAAATACGCCGACCGGCTGCACGAGGAGGTGACGCGCTCTTACGACAAGTGGCGGCAGCAGAAGCACATCGCCGCGACCGGAAGCGCCGCACCGGTCACCGATCCCTGGCCGCAGATTTACGTCATCGCCGGCGAACTGCCGCGCGTGGTCAACGAGGCGGAGGACGCCCTGCTGCTGCTCGGGCGTGAGATCTACCAGCGCGGCGGACTGATCGTGCGACCGGTGCTCTCCAAGCTCAAGGCCGCCGACGATCGCGACACGTTCGGCTGGAGCCTGGTCCCAGTCACCCGGCCGCACCTCGTCGAAGTCTTAACCTGCGCCGCGCGCTTCTTGAAATACAACGGGCGCAGCAGGCGCTTTCTTCCCACCGACGCGCCAGACAACGTCGCAGACACCTACCTCGCCCGCGTGGGCGCCTGGAAGCTCCCCGTCCTGACCGGCGTGGCTGCCGCTCCGTTCCTGCGCAGCGACGGCTCGATCTGCGAGCGGCCTGGCTACGACGCCGCCAGCGGCATGCTGTTGAAGCGCGACGCCCAGGAGACCTTCCCATCGGTTCCGCAAACCCCGAGCAAGGATGACGCGCGCGCAGCGCTGAAGGGGCTCGGCGACCTGATCGACACCTTCCCGTTCGTCACCCAAGTCGACCGCTCGGTCGCGCTCTCCGGCATCCTCACCGCGCTCGACCGCCGCTCCATGGCAACCGCGCCGCTGCACGCCCTCACCGCCCCGGTCGCGGGCTCCGGCAAGTCGCTGCTCGTCGACATCATCTCGATGCTCGCCACCGGCCAGATCGCGCCGGTGATCGCACAAGGGCGCAAGGACGAGGAGATGGACAAGCGCCTGGAGACCGCGCTCATGAGCGGCGACAGCATCATTTCGATCGACAACTGCGAGCGCCCGCTCGAGAGCTCGACGCTGTGCCAGGCGCTCACCCAGCAGCGCATGAAAATCCGCATCCTGGGCCATAGCCGCCACACCGAGGTGCTGGTCAACGCGCTGATCTGCGTCACCGGCAACAACCTGGTGGTGGCCGGCGACCTCAGCCGCCGCACGCTGCTGTGCTCGCTCGACGCGAAATGTGAGCGCCCCGAGCTGCGCGCGTTCAACACCGACGTGATCGAAACCATCCGCGCCCAACGCGGCCGCCTCGTCGCCGCAGCCCTGACCATCCTGCGCGCCTGGCACGTGGCGAGAGAGAAGGAGCGACTGTCGTTGTCGCCGTTCGGCTCCTTCGAGCAGTGGTCGCGCCGGGTGCGCGAGCCGCTGGTCTGGCTCGGCTGTGCCGATCCCTGCGAGACGGTTCCGTTGGTGAGGGACAGCGACCCGGGACGCGAGGCCCTGCTCGCAGTCGTGATGCAATGGGAGAAGAACTTGGGCCTCAACCAGGCGTACACCGTCCAGCAGATCATCGGGCACGCGATCAACGACGTCGACTTCCACGCCGCCCTGTCGGCCGTCGCAGCACACCGCGGTGGAATGCTGAGCAATCGTAACTTGGGGGTTTGGCTCAACCGCGTGAAAGGTAAAATCGTCAACGGATTGAAGTTGATGCACCATGGAAACCTGCACGGATACCCGCTTTGGAAGCTGATGAGGCAGTAGGTCCAGGGTGGGGAAGGTGGGAAGGAAGGGTGTGCTTTAGCCAGGCGCGCGAGAATGCAGGGACAGGTATATATGACATGTTAGGGGGCGCAGACTGAACCAACCCCACCTTCCCACCTGACCCCACCCTAATTCTGTTACCTGCTCGTCGGAAAAATCCGCCACTAGTTGGTTCCAGCCAAGCATCCCTCTGATGATCTTTTCCACTCGTATTCGGGAGACGGATCAGATATTTCCTCACATTGAGAACAAGTCTGCCGACATGGAGAAGCGCCATGACGTTCAGGCGAGGGGTTTCTGGGAACCCTCACGGCAACAGGCACCGCACGCGTCACCTGCTGAATCATGAGTTCATTCAGGCGCTGCTGTCGCATTTCCGCGAGCACGGCAAAAAGGCAATCGAGAAGGTCGCGAGGGAGCAGCCGGCGAGCTACCTCAAAATCCTTGGCGCTGTTGGTGCCCCGCGAACACAAGGTCGAGCACAGCAATCCGCTCAAGGACCTGACGGACGAGCAGCTTGAAGCCATGATCGAGTACATCGAGACCTCGCTTGCAGCGCAGGCTGG